CATCAATATCAATAAACTCATCTACAGTCTGCATATCATCTTTACTGATATCATCCTTTGCTTTCATATCCCACTCATTGATTATATATGAATTGTAGTTTTCAATCCAAGCAATGAAATTAGAAAACATCTCTTGGTCTTTGTCATCAAGAGTGACAGCATTAATCAAGTCAAGACTAGCTGTAGGTAGATAAAAAGAATTACCATTAGGTAGCTTTCTTTCTTCCGTATTCAAAGATATGTTATGCTGAACAGGTAACTTCTTCATCTGTGCCAACTTAGCAAAAGGAATACCTAAAGTCTTGAAGGCATCTCTATTATCTATCTCCCATATAAAAGGATGGGAACTTGTATCTATAGAGTTACCTCTCTCATCTGTTGGTTTATCTAACTCGATAGTACCAAAGATAACACGAACACGTTTGATTTGCTTTATTAAGTCTTGTGTGGCTACAGGTAAAGCCTGAAAGTCTTTTATCCAACCTGAAGGTTTACCACAATTAAAACCACCCTGATTATCTTTCAAATCTATATTAAGATTATCAGCCATAATAGTCTTATGATAAATACCCATAGGGTCTCCTGCCTTTGCAGACATATTCTTAACAAATCTTTTGTACATAAATCTTTGTACAAATGGTCTTATCTTGGCTGACTTAGAGTAGAATATATTCTCGTCAGGAACATCTAACTTGTATGTTCCCCCTTCTACTACTTCCACATTAACATTCTTACCTTTGACTTCTGCCTCACCCATAATAGGTGAGTGATTAATCTTTAATCTAGGAAGATTGTTTGTCTTCCCATCACTGCTACTGCCCTCGTTAGCAATACCCATTGCCTTAGCCATAGCACTATAATTGTTTGTATCTATTGTAACTAAATTACTCATATGTAATTCTCCTTTCTAAAAGTTTTATTGTTATATCACAAAACGTCTTTGGTGTCAAGCCAATTATTACCTATTTTTGCCTCTAGTAATAATGGAACATTCAAAGATATTGCAAACTGTTGCTCTATAAGAGCCTTCATGGTATTATTTATATTTTTTATAAGAGAGATAACAGTATCTATCTCATTTGGGTGTACATCAATTACGATAGAATCGTGTACACTATTTACAACTTTAGACTGTAATACTTCTAACTCCTTAGCTATGTGTGTAAGTATGAGAGGTACAATATCAGCAGTAGCAAATGATTGTACAGGATAGTTCTTTATCTGCGTGAAGTGCGAGACAGAACCATCTCTGCGTCTGACTACATCAGGAAAACTAAACTCTCTGCCTGATGGTATTCTAACTTTACCTGTATTCATAACCTCTTTAGCCAATTTGGAGTGCCATAGTGCGATTCCTTTGTACTTTTGCGTGAAGTGTTTGTAATATGTAGCCTGAGAAGGTGTCCTTCCAAATCCTGTTGCTCCATACAAGGGAGCAAACGTGTGTGCCTTCGCCTCTTGCCTAGATGTTTTTTCACCTGCATCACTAATAACACGAGCAGTATAACTATGCACATCAAATCCATCTTCTATCTCCTTCATGGCAGTTTTATCTTGTGACAGGTATGCTGATACTCTAAACTCTAACTGTGCAAAGTCTGCCTCAAGTATCTGACCACCCTTCCAACGTGATACAAATACTCTTTTCACAGGGAATGTACCACCTCTAGGCATATTCTGCATGTTAGGGTCAGCACCACTAAATCTACCTGTGGCAGTTCGGTGCTGTAACAACCTAACATGTAGCTTACCATCAGGCTTGATGTGTGTGTTGATACCTTCAACAAAAGATGAAAGGTATGTATCAAGTGCTGATAGTCTCTGCAAGTCTGTGAGAAAGTTCATTGCGTCTGTCATATTCTTTTGCTTGGCTATACCATGCAACAAAGCTAAATTAGTTTTGTTTACACTAAAACCATTGGCACTTATCCATTTAGCAGTAGGAGCATTAAACTTTAATCCTGCAATAGTTTGCATAGGTACAAATAAATAACCAACAGCATCACAGTCACTACACTTGGTAGGTTTAGTAAATGGTGTACCATCTTTCCTAGTCTTTCTGTAATATCCTGTGCCCTGACAACTTTGACACTGCTGTGCTCTTGTCTTATATACAACATCAGAGTTTTGCTGTATTGTGTGCTTATAGTCAACCTTATCCATGTAGGGTGTAAAGCTATTTGCCCACATAGTCTTGTCGTGTGGCTTTCTACTGTATATAACCCAAGACATCTGCTCAGGACTATTAAGATTGATAGGTGTATCTCCCATCAACTGCTTTACTTGTTTATTTAAACGTATCTCTATGTCTGACTTCTCTTTCTCAAACTCACTACGAACTTCATCCAACTTATCCTTATCTACATGAAATCCATTCTGATATATTCTAGCTAGAGTGATTGCAACCTTATTTGTAAGGACAACTGTATCCATCAAACTTGCATACTCTATAGTATTTAGCTTTCTATATATGACATCAGATAACTCTTGGGTAGCACGTAAATCTGCAGACAGATATTCTGCTAACTCTTGTGGTGGTATCTCATCAATAGGAACTTTGTTAGCAAAGTATTCCTTCATGGTATCTTGCTTTTTAGTATCTAAGTCATATCTAATAGCACATGCCTCAAGTGATAAAGGTTGTTTGTTACCTCTCTGCAATACATACTCGCCAAGCATTGTGTCAAAAACAGAACCATTGTATGTAAAGCCACACTCCCACAACCACAGTAGGTCGTGTACAATATTGTGTCCTATAAGGATGGTAGCATCATCTAGTAACTTTTGTACTCCATCAAAGTCATCCCTAAACAAATACTCCTCGCCTCTATCAGTTAGACATCCAACCATCACTAGCTTATTACTAGACTCAAAGGGGTCAAGATGCAACTTACCATCTCTATGTGTAACTGTATTTTCTACATCAAGAGTTAACTTCATGCCTCATACCTCGCTGTTATATAATCTAATTCGCAATGGACTGTGCCATGCCAACCTGTCAACTTATTCTTGACTACGTTTAAGTGTCTCTGTGCATCTTCTTCGTCTTGCCCTTCTACTTGTGGATTCTTGGCTATCTGCCTTGCGTGTATGGCATTAGCTTTCAATGCCTCATCATGCCTTGCAAATCCTGCAGTGGTAGCAAACTTATCTCCCATGTCAAGTACAAGTATATCAGGCTTTTCTGCTTTGCAGACACTTTCAACCCAAGCCATGTCTCTGTTTGATGCATCTCTAATCCTAATGTTCTCAAACACAGGCTTGTACTTTTGTAATGCTGTCTCTTTATTCTTTGTAATCTCACTAATCTTCATACCTGTAGATGCAGTCAGATAACGTACACCAACTCTGTGATAACTTTCTTCATTACAGAGTATAATACACTTTGCACCTTGATGAGCAAATCCATTTGGACTAGCAATCAAACTTGCATGGAAAGATGTCTTACCTGTATTAGGTCTAGCACCTATCTCAATAAGATGACCTGCATTGATGCCATCAACTTTACGTGTGAGGCTTGGTATATTAAATGACCATCTAGCCTCTAGGTCGTTCTTCTCAAGTAGAGTATCAATAGTAATGTCATCCCACTCAATATTAAGATTGGGTGTGAAGTCATCAGCATATAACTCAAGAATATTTCTAAGGGGTTCAAGAGAGGACTTAGCACCATTAACGTAATCAAAACCAAGATTGGCAATATCCTCGCCAACAACTTGCTGAAATAACTTAGACAATACTTCTTGTGCAATGTCTTCTCCAAGTGGTACTTCCTTCTTTATTGTATTAAACAGTGATGAGTAAGCCTGCTTTTGTGCAGTAGTCATAGATGCATTATTTGCTAGAAACAAAGCCTCTATCTCATCAGGGGTGACTGTTCTCTCATATTTATTGATTGCTTGGTCAAGTGCCTGTTTAATCTTACGGACATCTTTGCTAAACAATCTGTCAGGACACTTTGCACCTCTATGTGCATCATAGAATGGCTTGTCCATCAAACTTCGTATTAATGATAATTCCATGTTGGTTACTCCTTTGGGGTTAATAATTCTAATTGTTTGTAATCTTCTTCTTTCCTATATTTTAAATCGTCTTGTACTCGTAGTACCTTAACATCATTCACATGACCTCGTAATTCTTTCGCAAAAGCTAATGTCTTTGGCAAGGCATCAGGGTCTAAAGCTATTATAGCAGTTGAGAACTGCGAGAGATATTTCTTATGTGCCTCAGCTAATGATGTACCCAACACTGCTACCCCAACATATACCTCATTACCTACTGCTACTGCACTCACACAGTCCTCAACAACTACTGCCACCCTACCACATCCATGAGTAAAAGGCAAGTTATTTCTCCCATACCTTTTCCATTTGGGTAAACGAGACCCTAGTGCCCTTCCTGTGGCATCAACCATTTTATTATCGTGGAGAATAGGAAAGACAACTCTGTCATCTTTCACATCATAAAACAGTTCTATCTTGGACATATCTATACTCCAAGACGCACACCAAGAAGTGACACTAGGTCTATCCCCATGTGGTAATATGTATTCAGGCAATGTAAAATCATTTACATCATCATCAAGTACACTTGGGTCTATGGCATCCCTTATATCTTCTACAGACAGGTGGATACGTGTTGAACCTGATAACTTACAGCTAGACTTGTAACAATTCCACAAGATTCTACCCATATTATTCGTTACTGTAAAAGTTTTGTATCCATTACAACTAGGACAAGATAATCTTTTAGTCTCTCCTATACCTAACTGTAAATCATTTATATAATTATATATATTCATAATATATCATTTTCCCTGTCGGCATTTATAATGCTTATACCATAATTTTTTCTAGTTGTCAATGCATTTTCTGCACTAGCATACGTATTTTTCATGTAAGGCTTTACACTATTAGGGTTAGCATGACCTGTAACAGACATAATCTGACCCATAGAAACTCCTGCCTCAACCATCTCTGTAGTTCCTGTCCTACGTAAATCAGCTATTCTAAGCTCATTAGGTATGCCACAGAGCTTCATAACTCTTCTTGCTATCTTGGACAACCTATAAAGAGTATAAGGCTTGTATGAGCCTCTAATCGCCTTTGGACAGGGTGCAACATATTCTTGGAATCCGTAGTCATTCTTCTGTTGACTTAACATTTCAAGTAATTCATCACTAATTGGTAGGTGTACGACTGCTCTTCGCTTAGATTGTTGTAAATTTAACACACGATTATCAAAATCTATGGAAGTAAACTTTAAATTTCTCATGTCTCCTACTCGTTGACACCATTCGTATGCCATTTGCACTATCAAACCCATACTTCTGTACTTAAAATCACTATAAGCATAGTCAAGAAATTGACAAACTTGGTCTTTTGACCAAACTACTTTGCGAGGTTGTGTTGGTTTACGTTTGAAAGTAGAGAAAGGGTTAGTCTCTGCATACTCCATTTCCATTGCGAATCCAAAAAGTCTTCGTGAAACAGAGCAAGTGTAGTTTGCCATAGAAATACCTCTTTTTAGCCATATTTCATAGGCACGTCTACACATACCACCTGTTAATTTAGTTAGATTGACAGAGCCAAGTTTTTTGGTGTCTATGATAGTAGTAGACATGACACCTAAGAAATACTTATAATCTACTTTAGATTTATCTGATAACATATTGAAATCACTAGATAAATAGTACTCATTAATCAATTTATTTATGTTCACTAATATATCCTTTCATAAACTTCAAACCCAAACTCTTGACAAAACTCTTCTACTGTATCTAGTTTAGGTTTCATTTTGTTTTCATACGTAATATTATTTTTTAGAAATCGCAGCATGTTCTCCATAGAATGAAACTCTTTGTAATCATAATCTGTATACATTACGTCTCCTATTCCATCAGGTCTAAAATCTTCTACATCAAACTCACTTCTAAGTACATACTTTTTCTTGTATGGTTTTATGTAAGTTGAAGTTACACCTCTAGGACTACGTCTCCATTGTATATAATCATGTAACCAATATACTTTACCCATGATAAACCAAGGTAAGTCCCATTCATCTGCCATCTCATATAAATTTTCTAGCCAATTTTTGGGGTTTTCAAGTCTCTTCGTTTCATGATTCCAAAAGATGTCATACCAACACCAATGTTCTATGTTTCCATCCCTGTCATATATAGGCATATCACACCTGCCATGCTATGTAAATACATAATGCTATTATCAATAGCTTACCATAGTCGAGGTCAAACTTTGTACCCTCTCCATATTTCTTGTGATACTCTACATTAAAAAAATCTGATATTCTATGCCACATTTGTTTCTCCTTTCATCCAAGTTGGTTTATCTGTATACTTGTATCTCGCAAATCTAGACTTGTCAACTATGTAAAATTTCCTATATGCTTCAATAGGAAAGTTCTCATCTGTCTTCAAGTCATCATGCCCACTAAAACATTGTGGGTGTGGTGTTAAAAAGTTTTTCCAATCAGGCACAAACTTTCTACCTTCCCATAGAGGTGTATAATGTTTGACTGCACCATGATATTTACCATACCTCTTTGTATATTCTGTTAACATACAACTGTACAAATTAAATGCCCATATATAATTAATCTTACATTCCATTGCCCATAGTGTGCAAGGGTGCTTCTGATGTACAGGTTTGTACAAGTCATGCTCCTCTGCATAGTCAGGTGCATGATGCCATAGTGTAGTACATAACATCTGTGCTTCTTCTAATGGCATCTTGACTACGTGTTGGTCACATAGAGATTGTGCAATCTGCATTGGTGTCTTCTCTATAATAAATCTATTCATGTGTCCACTCCTCTTGTTTACAAAACAAATCAATACCAAAGTCATAGCCTTGCTTATAGTAATGATGTGATTGTTTCTCGTCTCTTGTACCATGTAACATAGCATCTGTAACACCATCTTTAAATGCTGACAATACTTTCTGCTCTTTGATTTGTTTATCTAATTCTATTAAGTTCATTTATATCTCCTATTCAAATGTTTGTTCTATATGTACTATAACTCCATCAATCATATCTATGATTTGTTGAGAATCATAAGCCTTTATATAGATATAAAAAGTTCCATAGTCTTCTTTACCTCTTGGGTGTTCCATCTCTACATAATATCTATTCATTTATTACTCCTTTCAATATCCCACCTATAAAATATGTGGTCATCTATTCTTGTTACATAAGTCTTAGTCTCTGCCCAACTAGGCTTAACATAGTGAGCATGGTAGTGTGTCGCACCTTCAACAAAGTCATCTAGGTGTCCATTGTATACACCATTAGCAACGTGTACTGCATCTCTCCATGCTTCATATTCTCTAGGCTTGTCACTCTTGCCATCACAGTACCAACTAAATTGGCATCTATTCTTGATAGGTAGTGTAGGTTTCCATTTATATGTTAATCCTTGTTTAACTACATCACAGATGTTGTTAGGGTATCTATTATCTTTTACCCTATTCATTACAACTTGTGCGACTGCCACTTGCCCTATGAAACTTTGATTCTTAGCTTCGTGGTACACATTGAGTGCTAGGCACATTAGTGATTCCAATAGCATTAGCTTATCTCCTGTCCTCTGTTTGTAAGTTCTTGCTCTAGTTGTTCAATGACATTCTCAATGCAATCTCCCATAGTTATACAACTGCCATCATTATCTTTTGGTGCATTATATAAAGTTATCTCATTATATAATGGTTTAACTATTGTTTGTTTAACTTTA